ATGGTGCAAAGCTTTCTTGTGTGACATCGAATTGCCTGCGTTGCTCTTCAACGCCAGCAAATGCGGCTTGTGCTTGAATATCACCAGCTTCTTTCGCGGCTTTTTGAGCACCCTCAACACCTGTAATGTCATCCACCACACCAAATGTGCCAATTTCAACAATCTTATTAACTGCACCACTCATAATAAACCTCTAATTTCTTCTTTTGTTAAACCTAAATTCCATTGATCGTAATAAACACCATCTTTTAAAAAGCTTTTCCTGTTAATGCCTTCATCAACAAAACCCATTTTTTTTGCTAGGTTGTAAACTATTCGCCTATGAAACGGTATTTCTAAAACTAACTTGTTAATAAAATCCGGTGTCTTAGTGAATATCACTAAAAGCCTTTCAGATAACAACCTTGAATACTTTCTATACTCTTTTAAAATGTTAGGATGCATCTTTAAAGTTGTTAGATTGTAGTTATCTACTAATATCATTCCGACAACTTTGTCATCAACTATCATCTTTAACCATACTGACCTAGTGGTTAGATTAGGCTCGTATTGTTCCTTTACACTCATGTCATCACTGAAGGAATCCCATATTTCATCTTTAACCATAAAATCGCGTATTAACTTTTTATCTGTGGTTCTTATTAATAACATTAGTCAATTATATCAAATTTTGGTCAATTTAACTAACTAGTCACCTCTGTAACTGTTAATTTACCGTTTACAGAATCATTAGCACTAACTTTTGCCTCTAATACACCGCCTGTTAATATTGCTTGGCCTATTATACCAGGAGCTAGAAAGTTCTTTCCTTTCTTAATTGTTTCATCAGTAATCACCTCATCAAATAAATCTGTAGTGCTGGTTTGTGATATACGAATACTTACAGTTACATTTAAAGACGAGTAGTTATTAAAAACAATAGCATCAATACCAGCCCTTAAGGCATCGGCTGGCACTGTATATAAGACTTGGAACGCTGTTGTTAAATCAAAACCCGTTCCGACTGGTGTTAGTGGTCTACTAGCCATTACCAAACATCCCCATCTGAATAATTAAAAAGTATAGTTCTAGTCGTCACACTATTATGTGTTGACGCGACAACTACATCACCAGAAGATCCATAATCATCGTCGCTGTTAGTTACATAAATAACTGCGTCACCTTCGTCTGGTTTATCTGGTGTAGCTTCTTCTGTTAATCCTAAGCCGCTTGGTTTTCCTCTTATTATATGCATACTATAACTCCGTCACATAAACTTCAGCGTTGCCACTTGCTGATATTGCTGATATTTCACCGAAATACATATCTGAAACATTAATAACCAAAGTGCTATCTTTTGGTATAAAAATCCCTTTTGTATCGTTATCTGTGCTTGCTGGTTGAAATTTAACAAAAATATCTTTTTTTACTGCGCTTATGATTATACCCATTCTGGTCGGGTTTTGACCTTCAGCGACTATCTCTGCATCAAGTATTTTAACAGAAGTACCCGTACCTACAGGTATCATATTTGATATTGTTGCTGTATTTGTGTGTGACGTTGATTGTCCTATTGTTTTATTTCCTGTGCTAGACATTATCTACCTCTATCAATCCGACTCTAACATTAACATCTACGCTCGTATTATTTGATCTTGCCAAAACTTTCAGGTCCACTTTTTCACCTATTCTTGGTGTTAACTTGTCAGCATCAAGTGCCGCTGAATTTTGATAAACAGAGATATCAAAGTTTTTAATGAACCCTGTAGTACCATCATCTCTATTCCAAATAGATATATCTGTTTGATGATTTTTACTAGTGTTGAAATAAATACTTATTAATAACGCTGTCTTTCCTGCTGGTACTGTGTATGCAGCTGATGAAGTGGAGTTGTTACCATGCTCGTCGCCAACAATATTATCATCGTAAACAATGACAGCTATAACATCTTTACTTGCTGTGTCTCTAATAACAATAGTACCTAAATTTGTACCGCCATAAATCGGCATTGTATTACTTCCCCAGTTAGTAATTATCCCAACCCTAAATCGGTAGCAATCAGTTGGAATAGATAGTGCAGGGGTATGGCCATCCAAATCAATAGTCAACGTCTGTATATTATGACTAAAATCTAAATATTCAATAAACACCTGCCTTGCTCCGACACCAGCTATATCGTCGTCGGTACTTTCGCTAACAAACTCCCATTGCTGACCGGATGTAGGTAAGTTAAGCCCCCCTAAACTTATAACTAAACCGTCTGATGTTGCTGAACCTGTACTTGTATCAGTGATTGTTTCGTTGTCCTCAAATGTCCCTGCTATTTTTCGTATAGTTAAAGAGCCATCAGAGCCATTGTCGTCGACTATAACTATAACAGCGGTAGCTAAACTAGTACCTCCAGTAACAACCAGACCCGCTGTAAATGTGCCTGTTTCAGCATCATAATTAATCTTGCTCAAAGAACCTGCTGAGCTTACATCTTCAGTTATAGCTCCAACATTCGGGTTTCTTCCCTCTAAGTTTTGGAATGTTGAACCGTCTATATTGCCTTTTCTTATCTCGGTAATATAATCGAAAGGCTCAAATACATTATTACTCATATCTCACTCCAATCTGTTCCATCAAAAACCAAGTGCATACTGTAGTTTAAAACGTTTATTATTTTATTTGTGAATCCATCTATTGAGCCGACAACCGTTATACTTTGATCGCGCCTTTTTATATGAACCTCGTCGTTTTCTATTGCTTGAGGGTCCAGCGTTACCGTTATGGGTAGAATGTTTTTACAAATAATTATTTGAAACTCTTCAGTTGTTATATCTTCGGTAGTTGAAACTATTTCAAATTCTTTTAATTCTAGTGAGTTTATACGGGCCGCATTTCTTGATACTCTCGATCCTGTACTTGTTAAAGCATCTTCATTGCTTTCTATATCTTCGGCTGATGTATTTGTTTGCCCTGTCATATCCTCAAAGAACCGTAAAGCTCTTAATGTAAATGTTCCTTCAGGGTTAAAAAATTCCTCTCGTCGTCTAGGTGGTATAATTGGTATTGCCATTAATCTACCCCTAACTCTGGAGTTGCGGCAATTCTAATTAAGTTACCTCTTACGGGATCGGTAATAGTTAGGCGCTCTGTTCTTGATACAGGGAAGCGGCCTTGTCTTTTCCATACTGAGCGCTGCCCGTATTCGCCTATCTTGCCAATTTTACGGCTAAACTCGCTACCAAATGACCTAGCACCATCATCCGAGAAATCAAGCCTTACAACAGGGTCAGAGCCTTGGCCAGTAGTTAAACCAACACCACTTTCAAATGTTGCCTCAAACTCACCGCTAAAAATAGTTGTGCCGTTCTGGCTAAATGGTGCCGTTGACATCTGCCTAAACATTACATCGCCATAATCAACAAATTGTGTTTTATCTAATATACCTATCCTACCGTCGATGGCATCACCGCATAAGAATTCACCGTAAACTTTTACAATAGAATTAACGCGCCACGCACTATTGGTAACACCTGTTTGATATTCAAACCAGACATTTTTCTGTGCTAATACTGAAGCGGTCCCATTGTAAACAAATGAGCGACTAGGAATTCTATTTGAGTTTATAGTTAGAATAGCTAACAGTTGGCCACGTTGTGTGTAAGTCATCCAAAAGGCTTCGGCTATTTCTTCTTTGTTAAACTCTTGTATTTGTGTGTCAGTGGTGTTATCAGATATTTTTACAGAGTTACTACTTGATGTTTTACGCCAAACAGCAGTCTTTTCGTTTTCACCACCACCAATAAATAGAAATGTATTATCAAATGCTACTGTGCCATATTTACTATGAGCACCTTTTTGACCAAAAGCGCCAGGTATAATTTGAAGGAGAAAGCCTGTTCCACCTACTAGTTTAAATACTTCGCTTGTTTCTTCGCCTAATACAGTTAATTCATCGTTGTTTAATATTTGAGTTACAATTCTATCGGGGTCACCTTCAGCGCTACCAAAATCTAAAGCGTCAAATGTTAAAGGCGCGTT